CCATTAAGGACGATGAGGACTTGGACGCATACTTCAAGGACTTGAAGCAGGAGTTCGCAAATGACGGCTTCAAAGGCGTAACCCCTCCCGAATCAGCGGAAGCGAAGATTGAGAAAGAATCTGAATCTATCGCCAAGATGATTGATGAGGGAACGAAAACTATTGTTGAACAAAACAAGAATTAATTATGTCAGCAGGATTTAAGTATGACTTGGTTCCGCCCGTTGAGCAAGAGGAACGCTACGATGTCCAGACCGGTATTCGTAGACGTGGTCCGTTCAAACTTGATACGCAGAACCTGGTAGTGGGAAGTTTTCTTCCCGGATTTACACCGATTTATGCAGACTTGAAAAACAAGTTCGCTTATGCGGTAATCAATGTGAGAGTTGCGGAAGCCTATACCACTGGTGGAGAGGCTTTGTCTATCAAAGTAGCCAAGAACTCTTTGGCTTATGTGGGTATGTTTGTCGGAAACGGCAAGAAAGGTGCAGAAGTAACGGCAATTGATAAGTCTAATGCCAACTACGATGTATTGACTATCAAGACTGCTTTTGGTGAGAATATTGCCAAAGATGCTGTATTATTCAATGCGGTTGCAGTTGATGGTTTAAAGCAAAAGCATGTGGCTAATTCGGCTCTGTTTAACCGTACAAAGGTTGAGGACGGAATCACATTGGTTTCATTGCTTCGTACAGCCGCAGAAATTGAACCCTCAAAATTGGTTATGCCGTTCTCCGAGAACGATAAAGCCAACATGAAGGGATGGTTTGAGTTTAACGAGTAAGGAGGTAGGATATGTTTTTAACGATTCAAACATTATTCGATGATGCGAACATTATTTCCGCTATCATCAGACGTGTGAACCAGACACGCAAGGACACAATCTATTGGCAGCAGTATCTTACTTTCCGCAGAGTGACTACTCGTGTGTTCAAAGACTATATCGGTTCTGTAACTGGAGTTATGGCCGGCTCCATCAATTCGCGTTTTGGAGAGAAACCCATCCGTGAACGTCGGAACATCGGTTCCGGATATGGTGAGATTGCCTATTTGGGTGATGCTTATCAGATGTCTATTGACCGTCTTTCCGAATTGCAGGATTTGATTGACAAGTTCAATGCAGCTAAGCCAGCCGACAAAAAGGCTGCAATGGAAGAGATTGTAAACTTCCTGGCAGACGACTACCGTCAGATTACCCTTGCCGCCCACAAGCGTATGGATATTATTGTCGGTGCGCTGTTGATGCTTGGTGAAGCCACCGTTTACAACAAGGATGCTGCAATCACTTCCGGTCAGACCAATAATAAACTGCTGGAGATTGCCCTTCCGTTCAATTTTATCAAGCCGAAAAGTGGAGATGTGGTTGTGGACGGAAAGAATATGTTTATCTCTTATTTGAGAGAGAAACTTCATTCCTTGGCACCGGACTATGGCGTTTATGCCAAGATGGTTATGACTCGTGCATCTTTCAACAAGCTTATTCTTGGTTCATCTGAATTTGGTGAGCAGTACAAGATGATTCTCGGCAGCAACGAAATGAAGTTGAGTACGGGATTGGTTTCCTCTTCTTTGGCTTCCGAAGTGTTCACCGGCATCGGTCTGCCTCGCATCGAAATCAAGGAGGACTACGTGAAAGACCAGACGGGAAAGAATGTGCAGATTTACGCGGATAACCGTATTGCTCTGTTGCCTTCTGACAACATTGGTTATATGCGCCATCATACCCCGTATGAAGCGACAGACCCGGTACAAGGACGTACTTATATCCCGTCAGAGGGACAGATGCTTATCTCCAACTACCGTGACAAAAATGGTCGCTACATGGAATATACGGCAGAGTGGATTCCGCAGATTTCCAATCCGGATTTGATTACTAATTTCGATTTGAGCGAAATTGCATCCATCCAATCAGCATAAGGAGGTAGGATATGAAAGTAAAGGTTATATCAGTTTTCCGCGACAAGTTCACCGGAAAGTATTATACTCCCGGTGAAGTGATTGAAGTCGGTGAGGAAGCCCGTGTGCTGGATATGGAAAGCCGCAGACTTGCTGAACGGATTGAGGCAAAAAAAAATACCGAAGTGAAAGCCCCTGAAGAAAAGAAGGAGGTGAAAATCTCCCTCTTTGAAAAGGAGTTTGAGAAGAAGGCTTTGATTGATGCTTTGAAGTCTATCGGTGCGCAAGCTTCCGGCAATATGAAAGAGGAAACTCTTTTGGCTAAGGTTGCAGAACTGGATGAAGAATCAACAGCCAAACTGAAAGAAGCATTAGGTATCGAGTAAAAGGATAGGGTAGTGCTTCTACCCTTCCATTGTCTAATTTTATAAATCAGAAAAGAAATGAAGAATTTTATTTTTGCCATGTGTGGCTTTTTAATGATGTCTTTGGTTTCGTTGAGCGTGCAGGCATCAAGTGTGGAATCTCCTAAGTGTGAATACGTGAATCCATCGGTTGATGTTGGTCTGCCGGATATTCAGTTTATCACTTTGGAAACGGCTCCGGCTGATTGTGTTGTACTGACCATGACGCATCCCATGTTTTTGGTTGCAAATAACCCGGCTATGATGTGTTCGATAAAAGAGGGAATGGCTATTCAAGGGGTACGAATTAATGTTCCCAAATGTCCGTTCAGATACATCTATAAATCTAAACATTGTACGCATTATAGCTATACCGCATATAGTAAACTGATTACACCATATTGAATGATATCAGCCATGAGTAACAAGGAGTTTGTATTAAGCGTATTTGATAAGAACACCCCGTCTAATCTTGTAGTTGAAAATATACTTTCAAGAACGGGATTGGATGGTGAAGAACCTTTTGCCGAGGAAAATCGGGCAAGATTAGAGGTCGCTTGTGCAAAGCAAATTCCGTGGATGATACAAAATCCATCTTCGGTCAGCGAAAGCGGATTTTCTGTGTCTTGGTCTAATTATGTTGATAGCCTAATGAAATTGTACTCATGGCTGTGCAAACAGTACGGTTTGAAAGACGAACTGAGTAACAAACCTAAAGTGACTTTCTTATGATATTCGCTCCCCACATATTGCAGGTTAAGGTTATCACCCCGATGGATAAGGATGAGTTCGGAAGACCTATTCCCGGTACCGGTGGTGAAAGCTGGCAGGAGGTGTGCAAATGCCGTTGTGATGATGTGAGCGCGGAAAAGAAAGTATCTATCAATGGTGCTTTGTATGATTTCAAGTACAAGGTAGTCTTTGACAAGCCGTCAAAGGTTGAAGCAGGTGCAGAGGTTCGTTGTTTGAATGTCGATGGAAGCATAAGAGGTGAAGGAGTTGCTAAAAGCCCTTTGGAAACAAACTATTTTTCCTACAGAGTAATATGGTTGGAATAGATGCAGACTTTTCGGATGTTGACCAGTTCTTTGAGGACGGAACAAGCGAAGTCGTTGCTGGCATGAAAGAAGAGGGAGAGGCATTTGTTGAAGATGCAAAAGCTACCGGAAACTATCAAGACCACACAAAACATTTGAGAGAATCGAATGATTATGAGGTTAATGAAGATGGCTTAATTCTGAAAAACGAAGCTGATTATGCTTCATTCGTGGAATCCAAAGGATTTGAAGTTGCAGGAAGTGCAGCGATAAGGACAGAAAAAAGATTGAAAGATAGATTTGAACGATGATAGTAACCACCGACATAGGAAACATCCTCTACCGGGACTGCAAGATTTTCGGAATAGACATAGTACCAGCAGGAGAAACGCTGACGGGTGAATTGAAGTCCGAAAGGATTGTCATCCACACGAAGAAACAACAGCCGGGAAAGTATTGGAAGAAATCTTTCGCAGAAGTGAATCTATGTGTACCCAATTTAAGCGAGAATGAAGCGAACACAATCCGGCTTAACGAACTTGAAAGAAAGGCTGGCAAGCTGTTTGATGATGTAGTAAGCACCTATGATGGTATGACATATCGTTACTCTATTGATTCTATCGGTACAGAAGCGGACACAGCTTTGAAGTGTCATTATGTGAATGTGAGAATTTTGTTTAATGTATTAAATGTAAAATGATATGATTACAGCAGTAGAAATTGACGAACTGTATTATGCAGAACCGATTAAAACGGTTACTACTCCAGCTGCCGGATTAACAGGCGCAGAAGTAGCCACCATCTTGAAAAACGCAGCAACGAAGCGGGTCAAGAATGTGCATGGTGACACGTATCAATACGAAGAAGCAGAGGCAAGTGTAACTCGTTACAAAAACGCTTTGACTGGTGAGTACTACCGGGAAACGTCTGAACCGGGTGAGGTGAAAATCAACTTCACCATTGGTGAGTATGATTATGCTACAAAGGCTGATTTACAAGGTGGTAAAGCCACAGAAAAGAATTGGGAAAGAGGCAAGTATAAGCCTATTCATAAATGTGTGATTGGTAAAACCAAAGACGGAGTTTATGTTGTGTTTCCGAAAGCGGCTATCAATGCCCGTGGCTCTAATACCGATAAGGCTGTCGGATTGGCTGTTTCGGCCGTTCCCCTTTCCACAGGTGTAGATGGATTGGCTTCCGAAAAGTGGTTTGACGAATCGGAAGTTGTAGTGCCGGAAGGTTGATAATTTTTCAGTAAAAGGATTGTTTTCAGATGGCGGTGGGTGGTTGCTCACCGCCTTTTTAATTTAATGTTATGAATAATCAAGCAGCAAAAACAGTTTCTGATGCTTTGTTAGGGCTGGATTTCATGAATGTGGAGATAGGAGGGATGGTTTATACCATTAAACCTCCTACAATTAAAATTATCTGTCGTGTCATTCATCATTTTTCCAATATCGGCATGACTGGAGATAATGTAATGGAGGCTATTAAAGAACTTCCTGAAATTGCTGGAGATATGCTGAAAGGCATTTCTTGTTTCATCTGTGGCAGTGAGGAGCTGGCTGAAAATTTAGAGAACGGGACTTTTGAAGAAGTTAGGAATGCCTTGGAAGTCTGTTTCTCTATGATGGATATATCGGCTTTTCAGTGTGTCAGCTCGATGAGGAACGTGTCGATGCTGGCAGCAAGACCGAAACAGTAGGAAACACAACGTTCTTCGGGCAGATAGCCCATTTGATTGACACGCTGCATCTGAGTTATACAGAAGTGTTTGAGATTATCCCTTATCGGAATCTGCTGATGATGCAACGGGATAAATTACGCGCAGTATATGGTGGTCAGAAGGTGAATAGAATCAGTGGTAAGGAATTGGCTAATCGTAGGAAAAAGAAATAGATATGGCGAAATTGTATTTTAAGGTGGGTAGTGACTGGGAAGAAGTTGTAAGGCTTCGTAATGAAATTGCGAAGTTAAAACAAGAATTAATGAGCATGGATGGCACACGGTCTCCTGCCGCTTTTAAGACTTTGAATGCCCAACTTGCTGCATCCAACCAAAGATTGGATGAGTTGGTGACTAATGCAGCTAAAGCTGGAGCAGAGATGGAAACGGGATTCAAAAGGAAAATCTTCGATGCTTCCCAATCTGTAAATGGGTTCACAGAGAAGATTATCGCTCAAAAGAGTGCCATAGGTTCTCTTCAAACAACTATTCGTAAAAATAAGGAGTTATATAAGAACATCGTTTCAAGAGGTGGGGAAGATAAAGAACTGCTTAATCACATCAGCAAACAAGAAAGAGCGCTCGGTAAAGAACGGGATGCTTTATTCAACCTCACCCAACAGCAAGCCGAAGCGCGTCTTTCCGTAAAGAAACTCCGGGATGAATATACACTTTATAAGAATGATGGGAAACAAGTAGTAGAAACTAACGAAGGTATCGCTATATCTTGGAAGAAAGCGCTGGCAGTTATTGGTGGCGCCGGAGTATTAAAGGCGTTAGGTTCTGAAATGATTCGTGTGCGTGGCGAATTTCAATCTATGCAGACCGCTATTGAGACTATGGTTGGAGAAGATATAGCAGGGCGACTGATTCCGCAAATCAAGGAGCTGGCTAAGATTTCTCCACTTACTATGTCAGATATGGTTGGAGCAGAAAAGATGATGCTTGGATTTAACATACAAGCAGAAGACACTATCAAATACTTGAAAGCCATTAGTGATATTTCTATGGGGGAATCCAGTAAGTTCAATTCGCTGACTTTGGCATTTTCACAGATGTCAGCAGCGGGTAAACTTATGGGGCAGGATCTGAATCAAATGATAAACGCTGGATTCAACCCGTTACAGATTATCTCCGAAAAGACCGGAAAATCTATCGCAACTTTGAAAGATGAAATGTCCAAAGGTGCTGTTTCCGCTGAAATGGTTCAACAGGCATTCATTGATGCAACTTCCGCAGGTGGTAAGTTCTATAATATGTCTGAGAATGCTTCAAAGACTATCAATGGTCAGTTGTCTATGATGCAGGATGCTTTGGATTCCGTGTTTAACGAATTGGGAATTAAGTCAGAAAGTGTTATCATGGACGGTATTCAAATGACAACTTCGTTGATTCAGAATTATGAAACAGTAGGGAAGGTCTTGGCTGGATTAGTGGTTACTTATGGTACATACCGGACCGCAGTGATGCTTGTTACTGCTGCCGAAAATGGCCATTCTGCCGCAACAATGGTTATGCGTGGGAGAATATTGTTGGCACAGAAGGCTCAGGCTTTGTTGAATGCTACTATGTTGAAGAATCCGTATGTCTTATTAGCTACGGTAGCGATTGGTGCTGCATCTGCTATATGGGCACTGAGCAAGCGGACAACCGAAGCGCAGGAGGTTCAAGAAAGATATAATGCTTCAAAAGAGAATACTATACGAAAAGAAGAAGCTCACAGGCAGGAAATTCAACGCCTCATTTCTGTTGCTAGTGATGAAGTGGAAGCTACAGCAAATCGTAATGGCGCAATTGAAGCATTGAAAAAGGCATATCCAGGTATTATTGAAAAATATATTGATGAAGAGGGGCATTTGACAAACCTCATTCAATTGCAGAAAGAACTTAACGAGGAACAATCCAAGAAAAAGGCTGAAAGCAATCAAGCAAGGCTTGATGCTATCAATGCGAAAGTGAGGAATCAAGAAGAGTATGTTTTAAGAATGTCGGGTAGCGAAGAGGCAATCAAAGAGGCTAATGATGTTCTTAAAGAATTACAAAGACAACAAAAAGAAGCTCAAGCTGCCGTAAATTCTGATTATATAAATGCCCGTATTGAAGAAGCTAAAAAACTTTCTGATATCGAACTAAAAAAGTCAATATCGCAATGGAAATCATCTCTTTCTAAAGTTACAGGAGATATAATAGGAGATTTCTCACGTGATGAAGTTTCTTCATTTATAAAATCTCTTGAATCAATACTATATGCAAGAGAAAAACAGACTAAAAATAAAAAATATTGGGAAAAACAAAAGAAAGAAGCCGAAACCGCTTTAAACTCCATTGCATCTTCTCAAAAGAAATTGTTGGATACAGGAAAATTCAAAGGCATAGATGACGCTGTTGTAAATAATTACAAGGATAATGTCAGAAAGCTAAAAGAAGCCGAAAAAGAACTGAAAGTTTACGATTCGTCTTCCAAACAAGAAAACCAATCCCCAAAAGAAGTAACCAAACAACTCAAACAAGAAGAACAACTTGCCGAACAACTTCTTTCCATTCGTCGGAAAAACCAGCAGGATGAAATCAACCTCATGGAGGACGGCACGGAAAGGAAGTTAAAGCAGATTGACTTGGACTATCAGAGGGAGCTTGATGCCATCAAGAAGCAGCGCAGGGAATGGGAAAGTTTGCAGGGCGGCAAGCTAACCGACGAGCAAATGTCTACTCTTGGCATGTGGGCTTCCAATGCAGCAAAAGGAAGGGAATCCGGTATCTCCGACGTAAACAGAAAGAAGCTGGAATCGGACAGAAAGGCTTGGCAGGAATACTTCATTGAGTACGGAAATTACCAAGAAAAACGGAAGAACCTCGTTCAGAAATACAATGACGAGTTAGCCAAATTACAAAAGGACAGTCCTGAATATGCCATCAAGGAAGCCGAAAAAAGTAAAGCCATAGAACAGCTCGATGAGCAATATGGAAAGTCCACTAAGGCGATGGCAGACTTATTCGAGGATGCGAGTAACAAATCGGTTTCCGCTATTCAGTCCATCATAGACAAATACGAAATCCTTATCAAATACATGTCCGGTACTGATAAAGACATTTCTATTGCTGATTTGAAAGGAATAGGCTTTACCGATAAAGACATTGAAGGGATAGAAAAAGGGGAAATATCCATCAAGGATGTTACAGACGCAATTAAAGGGTTAAAGGATGAACTTAAAGGAAAATCACCGTGGCAGGCTTTCGTCTATGACTTGGAGAAAGGGATAGAAGCCATAAAAAAGGGTGGCAACGATTCCAAGAAAATCGGTCAAGGCATCACCGATATAGGAAATGCTGTGACGTCTTTTGCCCCTGCATTGAATGAGTTCGGCTCAAGTATCGCCGACATATTCGGATTTGACGACAGTAAGATAACAAGTGCCGTTGATGCGCTTGGCGGCTTAGGACAAACGGCATCCGGGGTCGGGCAAATCATGTCGGGTGATATTGTCGGAGGCGCAATGAGTGCGGTTTCTGGAATTTCCGCTGTAGTGTCTGCGTTGGATGGGATGTTCGGTGCCGATTATTCCCACTATAATGAGATGGTCGAGGAATATAACAAACTCAATGAGATATGGGATGAGCTGATAGACAAGAAGCTGGAGTACATCAACACATCTTACGGAGCAGAAGCGGACAAGGTAGGCAAAGAGGCTCTTGAACTTGTCAACAAGAGTATTGAGGCGTACAGAATACTTGGGCGTGAACGATTAAACTCCGGTGCGTCAGCCGGTTCTCATTCCATTGGCAAGCGCATGGCAAAGAATACCTCGTCAAGCGACTGGCAGGACATCGCCAGAGCGCTCGATATGTCTGTCAAAGACGCCAAGGATTTTATAGGTACCGGACGCATGACGGGATTGTTTGACCTGACTACTGAACAGTTGGAGAAACTAAAGTCAGAAGCACCTACTTTTTGGGCTAAATTAGATGGCGATGTGAGAGATTATCTTGATAAGATTATCGAGGGGGAGGAACGTATTGAGGAAATCCATAATCAGATAAACGAACAGCTTACACAAACCACATTCGATGGTGTGTACAGTAATTTCATAGATACCCTTATGGACATGAAAGCGTCGTCCAAAGATGCAGCCGAGGATGTTTCGGAATACTTCATGCAAGCTATGCTCTCCGAGCAGATAGGCACACTTTATCAGGACAAGCTAAAGAAGTGGTATGAGAAGTTTGCAAAGGGTATGGAGGATGGTTCTTTGACGGAATCCGAAAGAAATGCGTTGAACAGCGAGTATATGGGCTACATTGAAGAAGCGATGAAGCTCCGTGACGAGCTTGCCGCAGCCACCGGATATGACAAGATTTCGCAAGAATCAACATCCCAGCTTTCAACTTCCAGAGGGTTCGGTACTGAAATGACACATGAAGATGCAGGAGAATTAAGCGGTAGGTTTACAGCATTGCAGATTGCAGGAGAAGAGATAAAGAATCAATCTACCATTCAATCTCAATCACTTAATCTACTAACAGTAAAAGCTGATGCTCTACTTTCCATAAATACGGAAACAAGGAATATCGCTGATGATACGCGAGATTTGATAGCACAATCTTATCTTGAATTAGTACAGATTTCGGAAAATACAGGAGCTATTGTAAAACCAATCATTCAAATTCAGAAAGATATGGCAGAAGTGAAAAACAATACATCTAAATTATAAACTATGTCAGATTTATTGATAAATACCCAAGACGCCTACACAACATGGGGGGTAAGAATAGGAGAGGGCTTTCTTGATGTACTTGGTGCATCATCACCCATGAAAGAATTTATAGAGAATAAGTCCCGGTTAGAACATGGAAAACGTGTGATAATCAATAATCCTAAAGTCGATGAGAGGGAAATAACACTTTCTTTTACAATTGAAGGAAATTCCCAGTCCGATTATCAATTAAAGAAAAAAGCTTTCTTCGATGAGCTTTATAAAGGCAAGATTGATATTCAAGTTCCGGCTAATAGTAGCGAAGTTTACCATCTTATTTATACTGGCAAGAGTGTCACTTACGCACAGAGTTTAGACCGAACTTTCGGAAAAATTTCAGCCAAGTTCAACGAACCGAATCCGGCAAACAGAAATTAAATTCCAACAATAGAGAGATTGTTGCGTATATGAGTGCTCAAAATTGGGCACTCTTTTTTTTATCTCCGAACTTTGAAGACGTGGAACAAATCGACATCAAAGACATATCCGGTGCTATCCTGCTTACTACCCTTCCCAATGAAGGCTGCAAGCGTAAGTTTACTCTTATGAAGGAGGACTACATCACGTTAAAGTTCTCCTTGGAGAGTCCTATATTCTTCAAACTTGGTTCATACGTGGAGTGCGACTTCGGGCTGTTCGAGGTGTGCGACTTGCAGAAGCCGGTATTCAACACCGATAACGCAGGCTACGACTATGAGTTGCAGCTTGACGCCCACTACTGGAAATGGAAAAACAAAATCTTTAAATATACCCCCGAAGTGGCCGGGCAGGAAGCGTCCTGGAATCTCACCGCTTCACTTGATGTTCAAGCCGGTATAGTCCTTAGAAATTTAAAAGCTCTTGGTTACAAATACAAAGGACAAGATTTTGTTTTCTCCATTGACAGCACTGTAGAGAATAAGGCGCTACTGATGACTTATGACAACATCAACATCCTTGACGCCTGCTTCTCTATGGCAAAGAAATGGGATTGCGAATGCTGGGTGACTGAAAACATCATCCATTTCGGACGTTGTGAGTCTGGCGATGCGGTGGATTTCGAGATTGGGAAAAACGTGCAGGAAATGCCACGATCAGAATCCCGGTCCACCTACGCCACCCGTATCTATGCTTTCGGCTCAACAAAGAATATCCCATCTGACTACCGCCCCGTTGATGAGACTGTAGTGCTGAACGGCGTGGTGCAAAAACGCTTAATGTTGCCCGAAGGAACTCCGTATATAGACGCTTATCCCGATATGACCACCGAGGAAGCCATTGAACAAGTGGTTATCTTCGATGATGTCTATCCCCGAAGGGTCGGCACGATGTCGGACATTACCATCAAGGAATACACTGACAAAATAGAAAATGCCGACGGGACTACCACTGAAAAGAAGTGGAATGCCTACCGCTTCAAGGATACTGGCATTACCTTCTCAAAGGACTATATCCTTCCCGGCAAGGAATTGAAAATCACTTTCCAATCCGGCAAGTTGAATGGTATGGAATTCGCTGTGACATTCGACCCTGAGGGAAAGCCGGAGAAACTGGGGAATGGTGGCTGGAACCCTGAGGCACAGCTTTGGGAGATAGTCAGGAATGAGGACTACGGCAGACCGCTTCCAGATGGAGCGCTTATCCCCGAAAATGGTGATACTTACATCTTATCAGGCTGGAATTCCATGAAGATAACTGAAATGGGGCTGGTAGCAGAAGCACAGTTGGAATTAAAGGACAAAGCCGATAAGTACGTTGCCAAGTCTAAGATAGACCCTTCTACATATAACTGTAAGATGATGTCGGATGTCGCATACAGTGAGGACGGCATTCACAACCTCTACAGCATCGGTCAAAAGGTCAACCTTATCAACAAGGCCTATTTCGAGAACGGAAGGCAGTCAAGGATTATCGGATTTGAATTCAATCTTGACCTGCCTTATGATTCCCCTATATATACTGTCGGGGAAACCGCTGCCTATTCCCGTATTGGGGAGCTGGAGGAGAAGGTTGAGAGCCTTACTCTGAAGGGACAGACCTATACGGGCAGCGGTAGTAGTGGCGTGTATGTGATAAGAAGGAATGACTCTACACCGGCCACGGATAATAACGTGTTTTCGGCTTTGCGTTCCTTGGCTATGTTCCTTCGAAAAGACCAGGCTGACGGCACAAATTTTCTGTTGAAGTTCGGCGAGTTTATCGACTCTATGGTCGCGGGCAAGGGTGCCGGAATATTCCCTGACGGCCGTATGCAGCTGTCCCGCCTCGAGGTCCGCGACAGCCTTACCGTCCTTGAGCTTATCTTCAACCGTCTCTCCGCCATGGAGAGCGACTATTCCTTCTCCGAGTCTGGTACCATCGAAAGTGTATCGCAGCTTGAAGACGGCACATACAGCCTGAAGATGAAGAAACGGTGGAATAACGACTTTACTGCACTGGCAGAAAACGATGTTGTATATGGTGTTGTCAATGACCTTGCATCAGGTGGCGGCAAGTATTATACCTCCTGGCTACGTGTCTTGCATGTTGACATCTCAGCCAATACGATCAACGCTGTGATGTACCCTGATAGCGAGGTGCCGGGTGGCAAGAATTATCCTCCTGAGCCGTTGATGATATTATCACACCGTGGCAACCCGGTTGATACTGAACGGCAGGGTTATTGGTATCTGTCATCCCGTGAGCATTGTATCTGCATGCTTAACGGGGTCACAAAACCCGTCCTTGAGGAAAGCAACTATTCGGTGATCGTCGGCAGGCTGAAGCATCTGTCTCTGTTCGACAACCTGCCCATCAACTACCTGCACTCTTATATCTACGTCCGGGGATTGGTAGCGCAGGACATCCACCGCATCGACTTCCAAGGCGTATTGCCCCGCATCGCCAACGACCGCGGAGAGTGGAACATGGAGACCGCCACCGGAGCAGAACCCTACCAAGCCGACCGCGAGGCACAGACCGAGACCGTACGTGTGATGATGTACGATACCGTGTGGCACTACGGATGCAAGTGGATGTGTCTTGTTTCCGGCACTACCGACGAACCGAAGTACGGAGCAGCGGGCTGGGCAATGGTCGAGGGCAATCCGGATTTCAGCATCGATATAGAAAGCTCCAATGGCTGGTACTTCGATGCGGAGCGTTTTGCGACCACCCTCACCATTACCGGTGAGCTGTACAACCGTGACGTTACGGCGCATATCCTTGACAGTGATGTGGAGTGGACGCGCGATACGGGCAACGTCACCGAGGACAACGCCTGGGCGGTCGCACACGCGGAAACCGGCAAGTCACTGCCGCTGACGGTCAACGACCTCGGCCCCGACTATATGAACATGACCGGGTGCAAGTTCATCGCACGGGTATTGCTACGTGACGGGCAGAACAATTATGAGACAATGAATTATATAACTTTCTAATTATGCAGACTATACAGAAGAAGATAGAGGTCAACTACCGCCCTCTCCAGACCAGCGGCGGGATAGAGGTTGTCGGCAGCGTGCCGGACGTGCAGGTGTACCAGGCTGACAAGGCCGAGTACACTCCGGACTACACGCTTACCCCCCTGACGCTGTTCCCCCGGTGCAATGCCACCGACCCGGATGCGGTGGTCAAGGTGGGTGCGGTCAACGCGTCATTGGTCAACATGAAGTGGTACGAGCGCTTGAACGGTGTACGGACATTGATTACATCTGCCAACAAGAGCTATGTCATTACCGAGACCGGAGCCGAGAAGGGTAAGATACAAGTGAAAAAGAACGCCGTTCCCGGCAGTCCGGTAACACTGGAGTTCTACGCCGAGTATGTCGATGCGAAGCGTACCGGACAGACGCATGTCTACCGTTTCAGCCGTCTTGTCCGCGCCGTTGACGGCAGCGAGGCGCAGCCTAAGCTGATGGTCGACTCTCCGTCGGCACTTGATTGGAACCCGTGTCGGGACATTGCCAGGCAGGCCATCACCGCCAGACTGCTTGTCGGTGATGTAGATGTCACAGCAACCAACAAGTGCAAGTTCTTCTTCTATCGGAAGCTGAATACGGGCGCACTGGAGCAGATTACCGACGGTAACGGCGACAATGACTGGGAGTTCGTATCACTGACAAAGAACGTGCTTACCATAGACCGGGACTATATCGGCCACGAACAGACCTACGTCGTGAAAGCATCGTACTCGAAGGACGGTGCTCCTTCATCCAAGCCGGACAGTGACATAGACTATGTCTCCACCACCATCCGCAGGCGTATTCCCAGCATCGAGATTGACTGGGAGGGATTTCCGCAGCAGGTGGCAGACGGAACCAAGATGATATACCCGAAACCGGTCATCCGTGATACGGCAGGGATTGTCCCCAATCCCCAGGCCATCCTTGAGTGCGAATGGTACACGAAGGCGGCCGGCGCCTCCTCATACGTGCTGGCCGCTGCCGGGTACTCGCCCTCCATCCCATGCACCGACGGCATGATGCTACAGCTGAAGGTGATTGACAAGGGCCCGTATGCGGCGGTGGTGACATCTGACGGCAAGTACGTGACGGATGACAGCGGTAAGTTTATAGTGGCAAGGAAAAGGGATGTTTAACCATTAATCGATAGCAGTATGGCATTTTATATCAAAGTGACGAGAGAGGTTGCGGACAAGCTGGGAGTGGCAGGAATCCGCAACAGCACTGCCGACGGCAATGTGCTGTTATGGCAGGCCGATGTGGCAGGCTTTCCCGGCGATACGGTATTCGACCGGGCGGCAGTAGTCGGGGGCGTGTGCCTTTCCCCGCAGCAGGCCAAGGGTGAGATAGACGGCGTGGAAGATCCGGTGGAGGTCGCCACTCCGGAGGGTTTCATGGATAAAGACGGGGAGGAGGTGACCGATGAGCGTAGCGAGTAAGGTCGGGCAGGTAATCTTTTCGCAAAAGTCTGGCGTTTACATGCCAGCGATTATGTGCGACAAAGGCGACCTCTATCAAGAGTATGATGGTGAATCGGGTGCTCCGACAAACATAGCCCCCGACTTCACCACGATGAAGCCGACGCTCTCCTTCCTTCTCACCTCCTCACGGGTGGCTGAGGGGGTTGTGGTGCCCTCTTCCATCAGGTGGTATTTCAATGACGTGTTGATAAGCTTCACATCCAACGTTTCCACGAACACGTTCGGCGGCGAGACGGGGCATTTCAAGTACATCCCCTACAAGGCGGGCACTACGAACTATTACGGGCTTCAGATCGTGAAGAACCTGGTGAAGGCGTCGTCCGGTGCGAGCTGCAGCGTCAAGGCGGTGGCTACGGTGACCGTGGGCAACGTGTCGGATGAGGTGCAGTTCGTTTACAGCATCCCTATCACCAAGGGTGTGGGCAACCAGAACGTGGTGACCATCGTTTCCGGAGATGACAAATACTTTGCCATCCGTGAGAAGGGAGGCAGTGTCGTTCTCACGGCAATGGCGAGACGTGGAGCGTCAGAGATCACCTCCGGACTAACCTACAAGTGGTCCAGGATGGTTAACGGTGCCTGGCAGACACTCGTCGACCAGACCGGCAAGAGTCTGACCGTTACGGACAGCCTGGTTGACACTACGGGCATCTTTAAGGTGGAGGTGTCGCAGGGCGGCAATCTGATAGGCCTTGACACGCAGACGGTGATGGACTTGTCAGACCCCTACGACATCATAACTAATCCCAATCCCGAGGATGAGACGATTGTTTCCGGTTCCGGAGGTTCGGTGACTTATACGCCTATCCTTGTCAAGCGGGGACAGACCACGAAGGCAAAGAATATGCTGTTCTATTTTGTCTTTATGGATTCGGCAGGGGTCATTCTCAATCCGGCTACGGCGAATGTGGCTGCGGCAAGCGGTACCTGCACTGAAGCTATGTGCCAGCAGGCAGGCGGCAATGTTTCATGGACAATCTCAACGGCAGCATGATATGGCAAAGAAAGCGTTGGCAAGCAAGACAGGAGAAGTGAAGTATCTCCAGCAGGGACCGATCGGTCCGCTGGTCTATCCGGCTGGAGAATATTCCGCATCCACAGGCTACACCCGTACGGCTCTATCGACACCGATGGTACTGTGTGAAGGTCAATACTACGTGTTGGCTAAGGAGGGCACATTTAAGGGTGTCAACCCCAAGACAGACTATGCGGCAAACGGCAGTAAGGCGACATGGGTAGTGATGGACAAGATACAGTATGCCTTTATCGAGGTACTGATGGCGAATTTCGCCAAGCTGGCAAGTGCGGTGTTCTATGGGCAGTATATGTTTTCGCAATACGGAATAAAAGCCGATGGCTCTGCTGTAGAAACGGTAGGCGGATATAAAGATTTTAATTACAATGACCCGATGGATCCGGCAAACAAGTTTCGACCAAACTTACTCCTTGATTTTCTGACTGGGAGCTTCAAGGGACGTAATGTTGAAGTTGAGGGGACAATTATTGCCAATGCATCATTTGTTCGGATGCATGATTTCCGTGCAAACGAGGGGTATTTCTTTTTGAATCCGGCTTTTGGCTCTGAATTTCGGAATGGCCGTCCAAACCGAATTTCCCAGAGTATGTATATGCTTCCAGAGGCTGTCCAATATAATGGGATGAAAATCTCGTTGACAATATATAATGCAGCAATGGGAAGCACTTATGGTTATACTTCAGTTGTAACAACAGATGGATTTAATGAACTTACATTTGAAAATAATGAATATCATTATTGCAATAAGATCGCTATATCAAAAAGCGGAGTATATGAGTTCATGTCATTAGGTGCAATATGGATTCTAACTAAAGGAACGGACGTAGCCTATTCTTATGCGGAATTGGAAGAACGTACTTACGAAGACCCAATTAATTAGCAAAATATTAAACAAAACGAGAATAAAAACAAAATGTTAAACCGGTTGTCGTTTTTATCCGAAAATGACGACCCTCAAAAGTACAAGGGATATGATAGAGAAAGTTAACATAACAGATTCCAATGTAGTTGAGTTAATCAGAGGGAAACTACCCATTGCAACAGAGGTAAAAAACGGTCTGAAACCTTCCAGGGACATGCGACAAGAAAAGCGGGTATCCATGACATCCTCCATATTGTTGTTTGAGAGAAAGGACACATCTTCTTTCTCCGATGGAATTCTATTTAGTGTACAGTCATACGGAGGAGGACCGGTTGCCCTATATTTCCTTTCAATATATAGGTCTGAAGGGGTAACAGCAGCTCCTTCATACAAATTAAATCTGATAGGCGGTGTTTTGGGAACGGAAAATGCAAGGCCGAAATTCAAGCTCTATAATACCGATACTGGAGCATTCAAGGTATTTCTTGAGCGTAGGGATTACACGCCCGGAGTATATGCGAAACTATTGTCTTCCTACCATCCGACAATATTTGAATTCATATTGGAAGCGGCTGACGAGAGTGAGGTGGCTGCAGCGAGCTACATGGAGGAGTCTAAGGTGGGGGGATAATCTCCCCCATTGTAGTATTTATTCCCGTTTCTTGTTTTTACCGCCATTGGCTACAAGAAAAATCAGAATAACTCAATTGACTTCCCTTTTTTCAGCATGTCTTGTAATATAGGATTTGTTCCTTTGAAATAAAAATCATACCTTTGGTGCATTGACAACCCGATAATCATGCCTTATTTGTGAAGATAGAGCATGTACTTAGAAGGCATTGGGAACGCCATAAAGTTGAATTCGGGTTGCCACCCTATCTCTTTCTTTTGCGCATTGGACAGAATGTTTGTTTGCTTGTTAAATTACACTTCATACCTTTTATAATGGATGTCCAATGTGCGCAAATTAAGCCCGTTCAAGCCGAGATGGTTTGAGCGGGTTTTGTTTGGCATTCTGATTGATTATTATTAATTTTACCGCATGTCTTTTTAGGCATAGTAAGTAGTTCTTGTTCTATAAAGTAAAGTCCGAAGAGTTGGAATTTATAGAACTTACACTTAATCAATTAGTTAATACAGACTTTCCGTCTTGTCCGTGAGGATAGGACGGATTTTAATTATAGGCAGAAAATTGGAAAGACTTATGAAATGGTAATTTTATTTTCCTTGGAATGAGAGCCAATAACATATTCCGATGTTACCGCTTCCATGGAGAGAATTTGGTTCTTGTTTCCATTAACATTTGATATGGCATACAACATAAGATAGCCGCCAGAATGGTTTGGGTATTTACTGTTTAAATAAAAACTGAAAGTATTGTCATTATCAACGTAGCATACGATATAGTTACATATTGTTGAACTGTAATTTTCTTTGGATAGACGACTGTCTGCGAATTTGTTCTCCCAATACTTTATATTAACAGAGAAATTCTCATTACTCATATTGTTTTGGTTAAAACCTATAGAGCATTGCAACCTTATGGCACGATATTGTGCCGTACTTATTGCTGTTCTAATTATAAAGCCTTTTACATTTCCAGCTGAAGGAGTGGAAAATAACTTTGGAAATAAGCCTCCTATTAATGTATTCATCACATTTGCCAAATCACTTTTCTTTATTTTCCCCTGACTACCATCTGCCAGTTCCACATACACATAGTTTGTATCAGTCACTATCTGACACTGGTTCATTGCTTGACTTATGTTTACTTTCTCTATCATATCCCTTGTACTTTTGAGGGTCAAAGGATATGACGGAAATAAGTAATAAACAACAATGAGCACAATAAAAGTAAAAGTTACTGAGCAATTTATATCGAGAACGAGTAAGGAAGGCAGGGGAATAACCCCTGCTAATAATTAGTTATCTGCATGACATTTATTCCCGTTTCTTTATTTCCGTTGTTCTTAACAAATACAGTGCCATTGACAGCCTTCTTATTCAAAATAATCTTGCCGACCTCTGTGAAGTCCGTGGAAATACTCGCACCATTATTCAACAATATATTGGCCGATACTCCGGCGCCGATCATTATCAGGGCTGTCGCCCCAGCATCAGCCCATCGAACCATGTACATTCCATAATAGGATGTCTTCAAATCGTATTCCTCCCCCGGTTGCAATGTCAGTCTCCAGGTAGGGAACATCTCATTCCTGATATTCTTTATATTGAGCTGCCTTGTGATGGCATTTATCACGTTTGTGTCTGTTATCAGAACCTTCTCTATCATATCCCTTGTACTTTTGAGGGTCAGAAGATAGAGCAAGAAATAGCATGAAACAAATTAGGGTTAATCTTTGGTAAAATCTATTGTCCTCCAATCTCTTAAAAGTTCTCCCGTTGGGCGAATAGTTTTAATTGCTAATTTCCCATTTCCAGTCGGAATATCCACATGAGAGGAATACCTTTTTCCATGAATAACAAATAAAATACCTGTAGGATTACCATTTCCTATATCAACTGTATGGGAATAAGTACCAGCACCAATAGAATTATTGTAATCAGTAATATTTTCGATTGTGTTTCCTTGAAAAAATCCATTATTTGACATAAGCCCTTTAGAGTCTTGTGTAGCTACTGGCATCGCAGTTCTAATAACCTCCACCAAATCACTCTTCTTTATTTTCCCTTGACTACCATCTGCCAGTTCCACATACACATAGTTTGTATCAGTCACTATCTGATACTGGTTCATTGCTTGACTTATGTTTACCTTCTCTATCATATCCCTTGTACTTTTGAGGGTCATTAGAATACCCTTTTTGGTTAGGCTGTTGAATAAGACTACCTTCACCGCAAAAATGGTTTACGCATATATTCGTGTGTCGACAGACAAACAGACTGTCGAGAACCAAAGGTTCGAAGTCCAGAAATTTGCAACGGAAAAAGGACTTGTAATAGATAAATGGGTGTCCGAGAAGGTTTCCGGTACCAAAATTGCTAATGATAGGAAATTAGGTCCACTTCTCAAGAGGATGAAGAAAGGCGACACTCTAATCATAACAGAAATCAGCCGATTAGGAAGAAACCTGATGGGTATTATGTCAATGCTTCACCTCTGTATGATTAAGGAGACTTGCGTTCTTACTGTCAAGGAACGTTACGAATTAGGTAATAACATCAACAGTAAGGTATTGGCATTCGCTTTCGGTTTATCCGCTGAGATTGAACGTGATTTGATCAGTCAGCGAACCAAGGAGGCCCTTGCTTACAGAAAAGCTGCAGGAATACGACTTGGTCGGAAAAAGGGGGATAAAAACACGCATTACAAGCTTACAGGAAAGGAACCTCTCATTAGAACTATGCTCGAATATGGTTATTCAAAGGCAGCCATATGTCGTAAGCTTAAATGTAACCCTAAAACATTGGATGACCATTTAAAAAGGATGCAATAAGTAATCGGATTTCAAATATAAATTCCTATATTTGCTTGTAGAAATGTATATAAATACCAAGAGCTTAGTGGCAACTTACGTTGTCATCGAGCTCTTTTTTTATGTCCTTTTTCAAGGTTGTGGAAGCAATTACTTTTGCTGTCACGGAATGTCAGTGGAAAATTGTAATTCAACAACTTGTTTGATTTTGCCTGATGTACATTTGTGCGGTGTCGGACAAAAAATGGTTATTAGTAGATTATTAAATGAATTGGTGAAATGGATATGAATGATTGGGTTATGCTGGTGACCGCCCTCGGTGGCATCGAGGGCATCAAGCAGCTTATTAAGTAGTGGATGTCGCGCAAGACCAATGCGCGTATTGAGGACGCACATGCTGATGTCGAGGAGTTCAAGGCATTACGGGAGTACAACGAGTTCCTGCAGAAGCAGCTTTCGGTGAAGGAACAGCGGTTTGTGGAGCAGACAGACCGGCTCCGTAAGGTGCAGGATGAGTTATTTACACTGAAGGAGGCTAATTCTGACTTGAAACTGGAACTGGCACTGAAACGGTGTGAGAGAAAGAAGTGCGGTGATAGAGAACCGCAAAATGGGTATTAATTGAATAAGGAGGAAAATTGAAATGGCGAATGTGAATCAACTTGCACCGTTTATCCTAAAATGGGAAGGCGGTTTCGTGAATGATCCGGCAGACCTTGGAGGTGCTACAAATATGGGTGTGACTATCGGTACGTGGAAGTCATGCGGCTATGACAAGGACGGCGACGGTGATATAGACGTAGATGACCTGCATCTGCTTACCCGTGAGGATGTCGTTAAACGGGTGCTCAAGCCGCATTATTGGGACAGATGGAAAGCTGACGATATTAAATCGCAATCAGTTGCTAATATCCTTGTCGATTGGGTGTGGGCATCCGGTGCACACGGAATAAAGATTCCTCAACGTTTGCTTGGTGTTACTGTGGATGGAATAGTAGGTCCTAAGACCATTGCTGCGGTGAATGCCAGGAACCCGCGTGAGTTGTTCGACCAGATCAAGATTGCACGGTTCGATTTCATCGAGGATATATGCAAAAAACGTCCGGCGAACAATAAATTTAAGAGAGGTTGGATGAATCGGATTAATGATTTGAGATTCGAGGAATGAAAAAGTTACCGTGGATATTAATTGTACTGCTGGCAATTGCTTGTATAGTGGTTTGGTTCCGTCCGCATGAGCAGCCTCCGGCTGAAGTTCGTGTAGAGACGAAGATAAAGACGGTTGTCAAGGTTGACACACAGCTTATCTCCGCTCCGATGGCTGTGTTCTGGCGTTGGGTCGCTGATGACACCATATATATAAGGGACACGCTGCTACATCGCAAGGAGGTGGTGTATGCCGATAGCAGCTACCGGGCAGTGGTGAGCGGGTATGTTGACCCAAGGCTGGATAGTATGGTGGTGTATCCGAAGACGGTGTATCAGACGGTGACGAATGATATATACCATCCGGTGATTGTCAAACCGAAGAAAAAGCGGTGGGGATTTGGCTTGCAGGCTGGATATGGCTATCCGGGTGGATGGTATGTTGGGGCTGGGGTGAATTATAATATATTTATGTGGTAAGCAAATTTATATTTCTAAAAGTTTGGTTATTAAGAAAAACTTAATATCTTTGCAATCGTTACAGTAGAACTTTTAAGTCGTAACACCGAGATTATTAATGGTGTTGCGATATTTTTTTGTCAAAACACCAATGTGAAATTTTAAAAAATAAAATAATTATGAGAAAGTATTTATCTCAAATCATTGGTGAAGCAACAGAAAGACTTCCCAAACAAAATCAAGTTATTGGCAATTATTGGTCAACAACAATTAATGATAATATTGGTGGAAAAGTTACAGTGACTTTCGTGAAGCATTATGGCGGATGGAATTTATTATCAACCGATTATTAGTGAATTTGCCCCGGCTTCCGTCGGGGCTTCTTAATGTAGCACGTGACAGTGTGCAAAATATGTATTTATAGTTTAAATTAACTTATTTACGCCAACTAGATTCCTAATAGAAATAGAGAATGAGTATGTTTGCGTAACATTTAAAATTAGGAATTATGATAAAGAAAATCGGGTATATCGAAAGCGATGGAGTGAAGTACATTTCTGTAAGTGATGTTTTCGCTTATTTACGTGAGCAAGGAGTTATTGATACTGATAAAAGAGCGCATTCATATCAATGGGATTTTGAACGGAGTATTGTCAAGCTAATGCATGATGCTTATAAATCTGGTGAAAGAACTGATTCTGACGTACCTTTTATTATAGACGGTTCTTTTTATTGTCATTGTTTACGATTCACTTATGCTGACTTTGCGAAGGCTATTAAAGTCGTAAAGAACGAGACGGAACTAAAAAAGGTCATTTATGCGATAGACTTAGTTGAGACAATCGGGAAGAATAAAATGTTTTATAAAAGAGCATACGCATTGAGATAGTACGTCCACGCCAATATCTGCAACATTAAACAGCACTCTATAACTTGGCGATTGACCGGGTATCGGTTAAGAGGATATTAATTAAAAGGCAGCCCAATAAGCTGCCTTATTATTGCTTTTTCTCTTAATTATCTTTATAAATAAAAGAAGCAGAGCGTTACTCTGCTAATATTGGGTTATAAACTTACTTAGTATACTTATGACACTAACAAAAATTGCATAAAATACACAAAAATATCGAAGGGCACTATCCTTGAGTGTCGTCTTCAATAATTCTAATTACTTTCATTCTCTTTTCTATTAGGTTTCTGTGTGCAAAGATATATGTTTTAATGAATAAAACAATACTTTACACGCAATTTTATATTTCTTTTAGCGCAATAACATATCCTTGATTAGGTAAAATCAAACCTTTGTGTTTTCTTGTAAAAGAATTAGATTTATTTTCGCCAAATGGCTTAAATTCATTAACAGTTCCTCTACTATAAAACTTACTATTAATGTCGTCTGGGCATGTAAAGTTTAATGTGAATTTGCTAATTATAAACAAAGCTCTAAAACAAATTGTAAAATCTTTTTCTATGGAGTATTTTTTTTCTATTAGTTTCGATATCTCATATTTTGTTTCGCCTTCTAATGCTATAACTAGTTCAAATTCACTGCATCCATTTTTAATCTCATCTTTAGTACTCACTATTTGGGCTGGATTACCGTTTACTAAATAATTAGAAACGTTCACATAGTAATCTCCTTCTTCTAATCCTTCAACATCAATCCAACTTCTTAAAGGAAATTCAAATCTTTTAGTCGTCTCAGCAATTAGCTCAAATGTAATATGATTTCTAACAACAATTATTTTTCTATTTTTATCTGCCCACTCTATCTTTATTGATGAGTTGTAATCATTGTAATATGTTATATTGTCAACTGGCAAATAAGTTTTTTGTATCAAAGATAATAAATCTTTATTTATAGCTGGAAATTTTGATTTAAAAAGAATTTTAGTAACTGTCTCCCAAAGGGAATCTATGTCATTCCGTTTTGCCAAAAATTCCTTGCCATAGACTATGTCTTGTAAATCTTGCTTGAAGATTCCTAAAAACTGGGCAGCATTTGATAAATAACCAAGAATTACACCAATAACTAAAACATCTCCTATTTTTATCAGGATTTCTTTCCATACACTTGGTTGCTCAATGTGGAAATAAGATATATAATAAAGAAGCATTCCTAAGATAAGAATTATCCAAGCAGAGCTTTCTCTGAAACGATTGTATGATAAAAGACTATCTTTCCCCATAATTAATATAAGATTAAATTTATACAAAGGTGGATAATTAATTTGAAAGCAACAAATGTCCACTAAAGAATTTTATCAAAAGATTAATATTTTTTTTGAGCAACTTTAAACAAGGCAGCTGAATAAGCTGCCTTGTTCCATTTCCCAGGAATTAAGTAATCCATATTGTGTAATTATTCCCCATGTGTGGTACTCAGTTCCACATATTTCCACACATAATTATTCCTTCTTGTTTTTATAATATGCTGATGTATAATGTATTATGTACTGATGTACATCATGGCATATCGTTTGTCCTATAGTTAATACAAAAACTATATTTATTTACTTAAAACTTACGATTATGAAAAAAGTATTGGTAGCATTAGCAATGGTTATGGGATTAGGCAGTTCAGTAGCATTTGCTTACGTGGTTTCTGGAACACAGTCTGTAGAGCAAACTCAGCAAAATCCTCAGGATGAGTTCACAAAAGTGGAAGTAAAAGACTTGCCTCAGGCAGTTATGAATGTCTTGGCTAAGGACTATGAGGGGGCTGTAATAAAGGAGGCTTTCATTTCCGAGAAAGAAACCGGTAAGATTTATAAGGTTGTGTTGACCATCACCAAGGAAAATCAATCCACTGAAGAAGTGACGGTACTTCTGAATGAAAAAGGAGAAACTGTAGAATGAATGGAAACTCTGTAGTGGTTCGGCATCCATCTACAGAGATGATTTGAGATACTTTTATGTCTATCTCGTTAATGCGAAAGGGGCGGCTGAATAGTCGCTCTTTTTGTTTATATTGTAATAATAGTTCGTTTCTTTTTTGTCAGAAATTCCTATTATAGAGGGTTGTTTTATACAAAATAATGTTTATTTTTGGAATAATCTCATAATCCGCTAAGAATAAAAAGTTTATGCGGAAAGTTCAAGAACGAGGTAATGAGTTGGCAACTGTTCTGATTTCTACATACTTGCGTGATTTGCATTGATGTACAACTCATCTTGGAACAAAGGTACAACTTTTTTATGAACGAGCAAAAGGGCGGTGCACTTTTCATTATTACAGGGTAATATTTGAATTGAGTCTATCATAAATCTGCGATATATGAGTTTTCCGATTCCGTCATTCGCCCCTTTCCTTTGCTCGTCTGCGAAGGTAGTACATCAGCCCTTGAAAGTTGAAAGGTCGGGACGGCAAGCCGTTTCGGACTGAATCTTCCTCCTACGGAGAGTATTCAGCCCGAAAACCTTTCCCCTTTCAATGTCTGTACTCAGAAATGCAGACGGCAACGGAAATGAGCGACTGACGAAAATGTAGAAAAAGATAAACAGACAGCATACAAACGGGTTCTTACATTGATAACCCATTTGTATGCTGTTCTTGTTTCTATCCATAGGGGCACTATTATTTTGCAATAGATGAATATAGGGCAAGCGGTAAATTTCACTCCCTCCAAAAATATAGAGTGCTTATCCGCTGTTATTCATCAGGTGCTTGCCGTTGTACTCCCGTTTCAATGCCTGCTCAATCTCACTTCGCTTGTATAGAACTTTGCCACCGAGGACATAGTAAGGCAATGTCCCATTGCTTCGGTATTCGCTCAATGTCCTTCGGCTGACTTTAAGCATATACGCCACCTCCTTGTCGCATAGATACTCATCATCGTTTTGTAAGGCAGCACTGTCCTTTGGCATACTATCGAGAATCTCCGATAGTTGGTCGATAGTCTCGTGAATGGACTGTATCCACGCATCGTCTTTAGTTCGCATCTCTTGATACATAGTTCAAATGGTTTTATTGTTATACATTGATTAGATTTCTCGCCCTCGCCATCTGGCTTCTTTTCGCCTGTCCTCTACCTTCGTTACAATACTCTCTACATCTTCGGGCAGATAGTAGGTGCGGTTGCCGATTTTGGTGTAGGCAAGCGTACCATTATCACGCAAGGTCTGCAATGTACGCTTGCTTATCTTCAATCTTTGACAAACATCCTGATGGTCGAGCCAATTGTTTGTCTTTTTCTTCCCGTTCTTGACAACGGGTGAGTTTGATACTCGCAGAATGAACTGCTCAATCTTCGTGGCAAATTCCTCAAATGCCTTTCGCTCAAAAATGATTAAATCCATACGCTTTATATTTTTTGTTTTACATATTTTTCTTGTTTTGCACTGCTAAATAAGAAAGAGATTTTCATACTTCAATGGCTCTAACAATAGGTGTCATACCTTGTCATATCGTTTCATCATAGACACGATAATCAGTCATTGAAATAGGCTCTATTCTCATACGCAATTTCGTTTTGTTGGTGCGAAGTAATAGATAAGTTATCACACTTCAATCATACGGTGAGCCTGTTGCACTATGTGGCACAGTTCGTGGCACTTTTAGATGTATATGATGATACATTTTTAAGCATACATCACATTGTAACCAATATTATATAAGAATATCCCTAAGCGACCGCCCATTTCGGATCTTCTTCGTTGCATTGTCGTTTGTCAGACCGATGCCTATCCGTTTGGCAAACTTGTGTCCCGAACAGCCGAAACGGATAGTCGCTAATTCCATGATAGCAGTATAGCGGATAGACCAACTCCCGGCACTTCGGCAGTCAGTCTATCCGCTATCTGATTTAAGACCTTAATTTCCTCAATTAAGCGTTTCGCCCCAATCTTTCATTACCCGTTCAATCTGGGAAAAATTATGCAGTCTGCACTGCCTACGAATCACATTGAAATGCAATACAATTCATAATTGCCTACATAGCCCTAATTAGTTGTGGCAGAATTGTATGCACATTTTCTTTGCTGCAGATAATCGGTCAAAATTGTGCACAAAGACCATAGTATTAACTTTCAAAACCATTCAAAAAATGAGCAAAAAACAGACTTTAAGTAAAACAGAGTTGCAAGAAATGACAGGCTTGGATTTCTCCGAGCAGAACTCGCAAATAGAAGAGAGTAGAAAGAAGAGTATTGATGCCGCATTGGAGGATTTCTCTATTGAAAACATCAAGCCACTTCCTCTACCATCAGTAGCGGAGCAAGCCCAAACGGAAGCAGTGCCTTCCGTTACAGAGGTAACAGATGAAGTTCCGCCTACCAATGTAGTAGAGGAACAGCCACCGACACCACCCATCCAACGCAGAGTGAGCAGCAAGCAACGCAAACTTTCGTTGGAGGAGTACCGCAACACCTTTATGCGTCCTTACAAGATTGAAGACCGTAAGCCGGTATTCATCAGTGGCAAGTTGCGTAAGACGCTCGATAAGTTCGCCTGCAAAATCGGTGAGGATAGAATGAGTATGTCGGGACTATTGGAGAACATCGTCCGTCATCACATCGAACTCTATTCAGAAGATTTCGAGCATTGGAAAGGAATGTAACCTCTTAATCCTATCAGATTAAGGATTATTCCAACGGTATTTCATTTTGAGGCACTCAAAAATTGATTGACCTTCGGTTAGTGGGGAAGCAAGTTTATGTTTTGGGCAGACCAAAACCACTTGCTTCCTCTCCCGAAGGTCGCAGAAGAAGACATCCCGTTGGTCTATCAAGTAAACAATGTATGTATCATTTAAAAAAAAGAGTAATCGTATGAAACGAAGTATCAATAACAAGACATCCAACAAGGGCGGACGACCCACGAAGAAGTTGTCCGAGAAACGCAAGTACCGCATAACGGTAAAGATGGCAACCGAGGAGTACTACGCTATGAAACTCAAAGCCAAGAATGCAGGTGTATCTGCGAGCGAGATTGTGCGAATGGCTATCCGTGATTCTCATATCAGGGCACGCCTTACCACCGAACAAGCGGACTATATCCGTAAGCTATGCGGCATGGCAAACAACCTCAATCAGCTGACACGCAAAGCTCATCGAGAGGGTGTAAGGCTGCACTACGGGCAATGCCAACATCTATTGCTGTCAATGGAAAACATTATAGACCATATCAGCCTATGATGGCAAAGATTGTAAAAGGTTCAGGAGCCAGAGGAATTGTCGATTATATCCTCGACAAGAAGAAGCAAGCCACGCTTATAGATTGTCAAGGGGTACTGTTCAATGATAATAGCACGATAGCAAAAAGTTTTATTGCTCAATCAAGGCTTAATCCACGAGTGGATAAGTTCATCGGACATATCTCACTCAGCTTCTCAAAGCAGGATTTACCACGCTTAACAGACGACCTTATGATACAGATAAGCAGGGAATATATGGAGAAGATGGGTATCCGTGATACGCAATATATCATCGGACGACACTATGATAAAGAGCATCCGCACGTTCATATAGCCTTTAATCGTGTGGATAATAACGGTAGAACCATCAGCGACAGGAATGACCGTTACCGCAGTGAACGCATCTGCAAGGAGCAGACACGCAAATACGGTCTATACTTCGCAAATGGCAAAGAACAGGTAAAAACGCACCGACTTAAAGAGCCTGACAAAACCCGTTACGAGATATATCAAGCTCTCAAACGGGAGGTTGCACGATGCTCGGATTGGACTACACTGCTGAAGCACTTGAAAGCCGAAGGAATAGATGTTCGCTTCAAGTATAAAGGTAATACTAATGAGGTGCAAGGTATCATCTTTACCAAGAATGGCTACCACTTCAACGGCTCGAAGATAGACCGCAGTTTCAGTTATTCGAAGATTGACAAGGCTCTGAATGGCAACAATCAATCGGAATATCAGCGACAATATGAGCCACATCATATGCAGATAAGCCATTTCGAAAACAAGGAATCGGAGCTTATCAACGGTTCATTAGGTTTGTTGGACTTCACATCTTCGCCTGATGTGGATAGTCAGGAAGAGGCAGATTTCCGCCGTTTGATGCAGCAGAAGCCGAAGAAAAAGAGAACGAGAGGATTCAAACTCTAATCAATTAACCACTTAAAACAGAAAAAATATGCAAGAAAATAATTCAATCATCATCGCAATGTTGGAAGAGCTGCTGACCATCAGCAAAAGCCAACGTACGGAACAAACAGTAAATGTCAATGTTGATTTAACACCCGTTAAGGAGCTAATCGAGAATGGCAATCGGGAAAACAAGGAGTATTATGATGCTAAAACCAATAAACTCGCAGGTTTTGTTGTCAATGAATTTAGCAAGATAAACAAGCGAATGGATGGCATCAGTGAGCAGGAGCAACCCGACTTTGAGGGTGTAAAACAACAGCTTGCAGAGGCTATTGACAAGATGGATGAAATAAAGGTAAAGCACAACATTGACGAGAAACGACACTCGTTTGCTCTTTACACAAAGGAATCTTGGATTCTTTTGTCAATGATTGTCATGCTATTGGCATCAGGAGCATCAGCAATATACCATTTGTCAAGACCAAATGTTCAAAGGGATGATGATGCCCTCAAATACCGTTACATCAAGATGAAAGGCGATGCTTCGGCTGAGCAGATAGCTACATTGGAGGACATCTTTGAACTCAACCGCAATGCCGAAGCAATTGAGCAGATGCGTGAGGATGTAGAAACCTATGAAGAGGCTGTCCGTAAACAAGCCGCCCTTGCCGAGCAAGCACGTTTGAAAGAGCAGGCAGCAAGGGAACAGGAGAGCAAAGCCAAATCCATTAAGAACAAGCAGGATAATAGTAAGGTTAAACAAAATAAATCAAAACCCTGATTGTAATATGGCAACAGTAAAGATTAAGTTCCGACCATCAACGGTTGATGGCGGACAAGGCTCAATTTTCTATCAAGTAATCCATAATCGTGTAGCCCGTCAGCAAAAGACGGGCTACCGTCTCTACGGCTATGAGTGGAACAGTCACTCTTCGGAGGTGGTGTTACCCAAGTTCAACGAGAGCAGAAAACGCTATCTATCGGAGATTGGCGACAAAATACGAATGGATGTCAAGCATTTCCAGAAGGTCATCGCTAATTTTGAACATAGCGGATGTGATTATACCGCAGATGATGTGATAGCAGAATTTTCATCGAATAATCCCGAAAATTTTCTCTTACCATTTATGGAGGGTGTCATTGCCAATCTGAAAACATTGGGTAAGATACGCACATCGGAAACATATGCTGCGACCCTTTGCAGTTTCAGACGCTTCCGAGAGGACAAAGATGTGCCCTTGGATGATATGGATTCAGATATGATGATGGCATACGAAGCATATTTGAAGAATAACGGAGTGAGCCCCAACTCTTCATCATTCTATATGCGTAATCTCAGAGCAGTATATAATCGTGCCGTAGAAAAGGGACTTACCTCACAACGCTTTCCATTCAAGCACGTTTATACAGGAGTGGATAAGACCGTCAAGCGAGCCGTACCATTGAAAGTTATCAAGAAAATCAAAGAGATGGACTTCTCTATGAATCCGTCCTTTGACTTCGCCAGAGATATGTTCCTTATGAGCTTCTATACCCGAGGTATGTCATTCGTGGATATGGCATACCTGCGAAAAAAGGATTTGCAGAATGGTGTGCTTTCCTATCGCAGACGCAAGACCGGGCAACAACTCTTCATCAAATGGGAGAAGTGTATGCAGGAGATTGTGGATAAGTACGACACTTCGCAATCCAATTACCTTTTGCCTATTATCAAACCTTTCGGTGATATAGATGAACGCAAGCAATATATCTATGCAGCCCATAATATCAACCGTTGCCTGAAAATCATCGGTAAAGAGTTGGGATTATCCGTTTCACTAACCTTGTATGTTGCTCGTCACGCTTGGGCAAGCATCGCCAAGAGCAAGAATGTACCGCTATCGGTAATCAGTGAGGGTATGGGACACGACTCGGAAGCCACCACACGCATCTACCTTGCATCATTGGATACCGTAGCCATCGACAAGGCGAACAGTATGATATTGAAATCTCTATGAGTGAAGGAGTGTTGAGCGAACGAGAAAATCTCTTGATAAGAGAAATGATTACCATTGCAAATTTACGAAGAATTATATAATCGTAACCAAAAAAGGAATTAAAAAAGCAGGTTGATTTTCATTTTGTTTTGCTCCACAGGTCTATTGTTGAGCAAATTCCAATGTATCAACCTGCTAATAGACTCATTCATAGAATAGACCTACAATATGAATTGCTCTTATCAAGAGAGGTTTACTCTTTAGCTTCTTTATATAGAATTAAGAACTTGTAAACCTGACGATTGCCTACCCCAATTAAGTAATCCATAAAAAATGGCAACCAACAGTTGAAAGAGCAACGAGGAATTAGAAACGAAACCAGAGAAAAGTATAGCGATGCAATTACCCTCTATGTAGAGACCGGTCTTTCCATAAAACAAATATGTGAGCAGACTGGGGTCGGCTTTTACGCGTTCAGTTCTTACCTCTCCACTCATCACCGTGACCTAATCCTCAAACGACATAATCTTACAGAATTTAAGAATGTCAAACTTAGAGGAAAGAAAGGTCAAACTACTGCCGCCCATTACAAATATAAGGATGCCATTGCCGCTTGCGACAGTATGGAGTATATTGAATACAATATATCCCAGATAGCACGTATCTTCAACGTAGATTGTTCCTCTTTGGCAAGCCAACTTCGCAGACATTACCCCGATATCGTACCACGCAGAGAACAGGAACGCAGACGGATAGGAATAACCGTCAATCTGCAATATGGAGCACGCAAGTGGAGCAAGGAAGAGTATGCTACTGCCATTGAGATGTTGCAATCATCCGATAAAACCATTGAAGAGGTTGCAGAGACTTGTAATGTATCCTACACGGGTTTGCGAGAACACATCTTAGCCTATTATCCACAAATTACCCGTAATAGGGAGGAGAAACGTATCCGTGCAACAGGTCAAAAGGTCAGAGGTATGCGTAACGGAAATTGGACTGTCTGTGAGCCAGACCGTGAAACTCTTGAAAAATATGAGAAGGCTATAGACCTGTATCGTACAACATCGAAGGATGTAAAGGATATAGTACGTATTGTTGGGGTAACTCTCGGTGGCTTCCGCTACCACTTGAGAACTTGGCATCCCGAACTGATGGTTCTTAGACGTGGCTTTGACGAAGGTATGGCATTGGAGCAAACCAAACGTTATAAAAAATCTTCTGCTGAGAAATATGCCAATGCAATCGAAAGATTACAGAATACCGATTTGCCAACGGCAAAGGTCGCAGCGGAATTCGGACTGAATCCCGAAACATTCAGGATGTATCTCAGGGAGCATCATCCCGAATTGGTTACAGCCCGTGGAATGATAAGGACATCTGACGGTAAGGTCGTTTCCAATCGTAGTGCAGAAAAGTATGCGGAGGCGCTACGCATCTATGCAACCACTTCCGAATCCTTGAAATCCATTGCCAAACGGTTGGGACTTACCTATAATAGTGTAGGCGGTTTTATACGCCGTAACTATCCCGAAGCCATCGAAAAGCATAATTCGTTGCTTGTATCCAGTGAACAGATGTTTGCTGAAGGGGTAGAAATGTTGAAATCAGGGAACGCCACTATCCATGCCGTGATGGACGAGTGTGGCTACAATGAATATTTCAGAGCTTACATAAAGAGCAAGTATCCCGAACTGCTTCATCGTAAGACGGAACGCAAGCAGATACTTAGGAAACAAAAGACGGCAGATAAATATGCGGCTGCTATCGAATGTCTGAAAAACGGCACAGATACGATGAAGGATATTGCTGAACGATTTGGACTTAACATCCATTCTTTCCGTAAATATCTCTATAAATATACTCCTGAAATTATAAAGTCAAGACACAATAAGCCGTAAGAGCCAAAAGAATAGGGCTGATGTTGAAGGTGCAGAGCAGAATAGATTGTTGGGCGAATGAAAGGTCTCTTTGGAAGAGAGAACTTATCTCTTTGGAAGAGAAATGATTACCGGCACAAAATTACACATTTTTCGGCAAATAGCACCAATTTACACTAAAAAATGTTATGCTCGATTCAGATTTTGTTTAGTGGCAATGTGGATTGTTGAGCAAATTATGTCGTGACTGTTCAAATAACCTACTCGTAATCAATAGCAGTATGTCGCATAAATCACTCTTCCAAAGAGAAGTGACCTATTATTCTGATTTATGCGCATTAAGAAATATTGTATAACACTGATTCTCTTGCTGTTTGGTGTAGGTATTGCGCATTCGCAAGAGAGACACACGGAAATCTGTATTGACTTCCGTGTGAACAGTACTGTCATAGACTCCGCCTATTCGGACAATGCCGCCCGTATGCAGGAGATGTTGGAGTTCCTACGAACTATACGCCAAGACAGTACAATCAATATCATTGAAGTATCCTTCTGCGGAGCAGCTTCTCCCGAAGGCAGTTATCAACTCAACCGCAAGTTGGCACAAGGCCGTCTTACAGCACTTGAAAAGTTCATCCGCAGTGAGGTGGATATTCCCGACAGCCTTATTACCTATAATGACAGCTATATCCCGTGGGATTATCTCAAATCGCAGATTGAGGATTCGGGACTTATCCGTAAGGATGAAGTAATTGCCATCTTGGAGGAAGAAGCCCGATTGGTGGACTATCATCACCCGAATACGCATATCGACAACCGTGTCGTAAAATTGAGAGCATTGGACGGTGGTAAGGTATGGCAGCAGATGAACAATCTCTTCTTCGAGCAGATGCGAAATGCGTGTGCGGTATTCGTAACCTACAAGAAAGAGTTGCCACCCGTACAAGTGCCTATAATCGTGCCTGATACCATTACGATAGAGCCAATAGTTGAAGCCGTTGAAATGGTATCCGACACAACGGCTATCGTAGAAACAGTTATCCCCGAAATAGAGGGATGGAGTCGCAAACTCCATTTGAAGACCAATGCCATAGGCTTGGGGATGGCTATCGCCAATGTTGCCGCAGAAGTAGATTTGGCAAAGCATTGGTCGTTTACGCTTCCTGTCTATTACTCGGCTTGGGACTATTTCAAGACCACCATCAAGTTCAGAACATTCAGCGTGCAGCCCGAGTTCCGCTATTGGCTGTCGGAAAACAACGATGGTTTCTTCGCAGGAGCACACTTCGGACTGTCATACTACAATTTTGCTTTTGATGGCGATTACCGCTACCAAGACCATAACCGTGAGACACCTGCCATCGGTGGCGGTGTGAGCATCGGTTATCGTCTGCCCATCAGCAAGAACAACCGTTGGAGGGTGGAGTTCTCACTCGGAGCAGGAGTATATTCAAATCACTACGACAAGTTCCACAATACCCCACGCACAAAAGACGGTCTGATGATAGAGAGCATCAAGAAGACCTATTGGGGTATTGACCAAGCAACGGTATCGTTCTCCTATTCGTTTGACTTAAAGAAGAAAGGAGGCAAGCGATGAGAAAGATTCTATACTTTATTATATGCCTGCCGATATTGCTTCTTTCGGCTTGTGATGTTCACGAATGGCCTGAAACGCCGGAGTTTGTAAAAATGCATCTTCGCCTCAATTATGAAACGGATATGACCGAATGGGAACATCTGTATGATGGGACATCGGTCATTGAGCAGGGATATGGCGAAACATACGACAATCATCGTGATTATGGAAAGATACGTTACATTGTCCGCACCTATCCCGTGTCGGAAAAGATGCGTACCACATCGGACTACACACAGGAGTTCGTATTCACGAAAGATATATCAGAGGGTTATGACCACGAAGTCACGCTCGACCTCTTGCCCGGCAACTACAATGTGATGGTATGGTCGGACTTGGTGCAGACAAGCGGTGACAGCCATTTCCACAATGCCGACAACTTTGCGGAAATCAGATTGCAAGGCGACCACAAGGGCAACAATGACTACCGTGATGCTTTCAGAGGTTCTAACAATATATCCCTCGTAACGGATATTGTAGAGCATTTGCCCGATACTTTGGATATAGTGATGCAGCGTCCTCTTGCCAAATTTGAGTTCGTAACAAACGATGTGGTGGAGTTTATAGACAAGGAATCTGTACGTGTCGCTTCGAAAGCCAACGGAAACAAGGCTGCATCAACAGATGATACCCAGACAAGAGCCGTAAACATCGAGGATTACAAGGTGGTGTTCTACTATGTAGGATTTATGCCCGATACTTACAGTATGAATACCGACAAGCCTGTGGACTCCTCTACGGGAGTGATGTTTGAATCCACATTGAGAAAGCTCTCCGAATCGGAGGCAACGATGGGATTTGACTATGTGTTTGTGAACGGCAAGAAGTCGGCTGTAACCGTGCAGATAGGTATCTATGACAATGAGGGTACACAACTCTCCTTGACCGAGCCGATAGAGGTACCGCTCAAACGTAGCCACCATACCATAATGACAGGTATGTTCCTTATGTCGGAGGCTTCGGGAGGTGTAACCATCAATCCCGACTTTGACGGAGACCATAACCTTATTTTCCCATAACAGATAGACATAATGAAGAATCTACTACATAACATACAGATATTGGCGATGCTTGCCTTGACTATGATAGGCATACAATCCTGTTCGGATGAATTGCACGATGTGGGCGATGTTCAGGTGAGTTTCACAGCCACACTTCCAACTGACACCCGTACCCGTTCATTCGGTAAGGCGGAGCAAGTGAATACCCTTGTGGTCGGCATATTCAAAAAGGGTGTTGCCGATATGCATACCAACAGCGGTGGCAGTTGGAACTATTATGAAATAGACCGCCAATCGTTCCCGATAAACGGTACTTCGATAGATGTGCAACTTACATTGGCTCAGGAGCAGACATACAGTTTTGTATTTTGGGCGTACTATTATGATGGCAATCAGAGCATATACGATATAACAAAACTTACTGCCATTGAAATGAATAGCCTGCCTGATCCGATAACTTTCACCCAAGCAGAAGCCGCAGACGCATTCTTCGCCACAATGGAAGATATTACCATTACAGGGGATTGCAGTTATCCCGTTGAACTTGTCCGTCCATTGGCTCAAATCAATGTGGGTACTACAGGGACACCGATGCAAGCCACATTTACTGCAAAGGCAGTCCCAAACACATTCTATCCATTCACGAACACAGTAAGCGGAAATGCCGAATTTACTTGGAATTTCAATGATACCACAACCGAAACATTCTCGGCTGATGGTACGGAATATAACTACCTCGCTATGGGATATGTATTTGCTCCGACCACAGCCACAAATATTTCTGCCAAATTGACTTTGACTGATGGCAATAACAGCAAAACGGTAGAATTTCCACAGGTAGAGATAGAGGCAAACCAAAGAAGCAACATCGCAGGAAATTTCACACCAACAGAATAAGAGATTTTCAATATAAGTATAACCCTAATAACGAGTTAAAAGCCGAACAGAAAAGAACAAACAAGCTAACACCGCAAAGGTGAGGAACAGTTCCGAGACCTTTACCCTGCATCAGCAGGAAACGACAGATTGATGATAATACTCGGTTCTGCCTATGCAGAACAGCCCTCGACAATGGGTGCGACATTCACAAGGGATGTGGCAAACATTAAGAAACAAGAAAATCAAGATAACTATTTGTATAACAATTAAATTTTTCAAAGATGAACAAGAAATTATTCTTAGGTATGTTCGCAGCAGCAGGTATGTTGCTCGCAACATCGTGTTCGAATGACGAACTGGATGTGGTTCAGTCAGGAAATGAGGCGCAGGTGACGTTCTCACTTGCAGCCGAAGGTGGTATCGCTACCCGTGCTATTAGTGATGGTACAGGTGCAGATTTGCTTTATTATGCTATTTTTGATGCAGACGGAGAATTGATTACAACTATTGAAGGTTCAACCGCTGGTCTGCTTAAAAAAGAAAATGCATTCCCTAATGGAAGCAAGGAAGATAATGTGTCAGTTACATTGGCTAAAGGTCAGGAGTACACTGCTGTATTCTGGGCACAGGATGCAAGTTGCGATGCTTATACAGTAACAGCTGAAACAAAAGGACTGAAAGTTGCTGTAGATTATGAGGGTGACAATAACGATGAGACTCGTGATGCATTCTTCAAGGCAGAGACTTTCAAGGTAACAGGTAATGCAGAGATTGATGTGGTATTGAAGCGTCCATTCGCTCAAATCAATGTGGGTGTAACTGAGGCTGATTGGAATGCCGCTGTTGCATCAGGTATTACAATTTCTGAATCTAAGGTCGTTATCAAGAATGCAGCTACATCAATCAACCTGCTTACAGGTAAGGTGGGTGATGAAACAACTGCCGTAACTTATGATTTTGCATCCATCCCACTTAACTCAAATGAGGTTTTAAAGGTCGATGTAGACCGTGACGGTACTATCGATGAAGATGAAAATTACAAGTACCTCTCTATGAGTTATATCTTAACTGAAAATGATGCTGACAGAACTACTTTGGAAGCAGACGGATTGCAATTCACATTCAAGTCAGGTGGTGAAGACATCGTTTTCGATGAAGGTTTGCACGCAGTTCCAGTACAGCGCAACTGGAGAACAAATATTCTTGGCAAGCTTTTGACAGGCGATATTCAATTCAATATTGTTATTGATGAAAGATTCGATGATGATTATAATTATCCTGAATTTGAAGAGGTTACAAATGGAGTTAAATATGATGCAGCGACCAAGACCTATTATCTCTACTCAGTAGATGGTCTTAACTGGTTATCAACAGAAAGTAATACCAATAGCAACCAATTCTCTGGTTATACAGTGAAATTGACTTCTGATGTTGATATGAAAAATGTTGCTTGGACTCCTATCGGTACAACCAAAACATTCATGGGAACTTTCGATGGTGGTAATAAGACAATAAGTAATTTGACTGTAAAGGTTACTGATGATGAAAATTCTGCTGGCTTGTTTGGTAATGTAATTGGTAACATTAAGAATGTAAAATTGTCTAATGTTAATATATCTGGACATTACAAAGCAGGTGCAGTCGTAGGTTCTATCTATGGTAATATTGAGAATTGTCATGTAGATGGTGGTAAGATTCTCTCAACTCCTAACAGCCAGAAAAATAATGCTAATAACGTTGGTGGTATCGTTGGATATGTTTCTGAGAATAGCAAAACGGGCTATTCTGTTACAAACTGTACTGTAAACAACCTTGATATAACAGCCTACAGAAGTGTTGGTGGTATAGCAGGACGCTTAATGACTGGTGCTAAAGTTGAAAACTGCGTAGTTAATAATACTAATGTAATTGCAGATATGATTGCTGAATATGCAGATACAGGTAAGGAATCAGCTGCTGGTGCAGTTGTGGGTGATAACAGACCAAACGCAGATCTTTCTTCAAATACTACTAACAATGTAACTGTAAATGTTTATACTGTAGAAAATAATATTGCAACAGTAGGTACTGCTAATGGCGTAAATTATGCTCTTAGTCAAGGATATACAACTGTATTTGCTGAAGATGTAGCCGCTCCTCTTGCAAATAGTGCTATTTATGGAACACCTGTTGCTGTAGTTATGAAAGAAGGTGGTGTTCTTGATGGCAATGGATTCTCTTTGGATATTGAAAATCCTCAATACAATGGTTATGCTGTTGAAACATATGGAGGTACAATCAAGAATTTAACAATTGACACCCCTGTCGGTCGTGGTATTGTTATTTCATCGCCTAAACAAGATATTTATATTGATAATGTAGTTGTTGATGGTCCTGGTTATGCAATCAATACTACTGAGCATAATGGGAAGAATCTGATAGTGACAAACTCTACAGTGAAAGGGTGGACAAGTCTTGCAGGTCTTGATGCCGTTTCATTCACAAAATGTAATTTTGGAGAGAACTCATCTAAATATTGGCAAAACAATGGCTATGACCAAGACTATGACCGTCTTATCCGCCCATATGTTTCTACAACTTTTACTGAATGTGTATTTGAAAAAGGTTACTATTTAGACTTATCAGCTCTTGCTGCAAATGCAAAGATTACACTTAAAGATTGCGTATGTGGTGAGGTAGAAATCACAGCAGAAAATTATAATACATATATAAGTGTTGAGCTTCCAGCTAACAGAACATTGACAGACTGTGTGGCTTTTGAATAATGAGGCACAATAGAGAAGATTAAGAAACTCTATCATTTCCTTGATAGATATTTACATATAAGACGATTGAGACCTGCCGTTCGTGAGAATAGCAGGTCTCATTCATATATTAGCATAGCTCTTTAGATGAGATATGACGCCCGATGCTTCCAAATGATAGCAGTATGCTAATTTCACTCTCTTTTCGCTGGCATAGACTCTCCAACACCTTTTGCCTTATCCTGCTCGCTTCATAGGTGTTCAATCTAAACGCAAGTGTAATGACCACTTCAAGGTTGTAGAATGTAGCCCAACTTTTAGGTGTAGCCAAATCACATCGTTGGGTGCTTACAGAACAAAGTGTTCCACTCTTGTATATTGCTTTTATGGCAGCTCGGAGTGTCGGGGCTATCACCCCGTACAACTCCACCAATTCCATTTCGGACATCCAAACATTACCGCTTGGGATATTCACTCTGCCACTTTCTCTGATTGTTATAATTGCTCGTTCCATAGTTACATTGCTATTGAGATTTCACTAAACGATTGATTAAGTCGGTTGCCGAACATAGTCAAATCCTTGTCGATTTTCTCGGTGGTTATCTTGGCATACTTCTGTGTTGTGGTAATGTTCGTATGCCCCAACACTCGACTTACACTCTCAATAGGAACACCCTTGCTGAGAGCCAATGTCGCGAACCCATGGCGAGTGCAGTGGAAGGAAATATCCTTTGAGATACCGCACTCTTTTATCATCTTTTTCAGTGGTTTACAGATGTTCCAATAGTTCAGATTAGGGAATACCAATTTATTCTCTTGGAATCTCTCGTAACGCTTGATTATCTGCAATGGAATATCCAACAACTTCACTTGGAAATTGACCTTTGTTTTGTGTCTCTTGGATAGGATCCACTTCTCTCCATTTATCTCTATAATATCATCGGTGGTCAGTTCCTTAATATCCACGAATGACAAGGCGGTGAAACTTGCGAATACGAACAAGTCTCGGATATAAGCCAACTTCTTATCCGCAAACTCATGTGTCATTACAGCCTTGATTTCATCTTCGGTCAAGTATTGACGCTCCTTGATGTTCTGATTTACCCGATACTGGGCAAACGGATTCCTCGGTGTCAGTCCGTTGTAATGAGCCTTTGCTACAATTGTTTTCAGCCACATACAATGCGACCATACACTGCCATTATGTAGTCCTGCATCAGTAGAGAGATAGATTTCATACTCCTTTATAAAGTCGGGAGTAAGTTCAAGCATAGAAAAATCACTGCGCTTATAGCACTTCTTGATGAATGCTGCTAAATGATTTCGTGACCTTACACGCACCTTGTAGGAACTTGCTGCACGGTCTATGCCGATACGCTTCTTGAAACTCTCGTTGTCCTTATCAAATGCACCGAGCAGTGTTTCGTACTCCGTTCCGATACCTTGATAGGCATTGCGTACCATTTCGGCAGTAACATAGGCTTCTCTATCCGAAATGCGCTGATAATGCTTGATTATTTGAGCCTTGATGTTATCCAAAGCCAAATTGATGTCCCGTGCCTCCTTGCTCTTACCTTTTGCCCGATTGCCTTTGGCATCCCACATTGTTTTTACAATGGTCAGTTTGCAGCTGAATTGAGCCACCGAGCCATTGATTGTAACTCGTCCCATAATGGGGACAATACCGTTTTTCTCTTTGCTTCCGTTCACATAGAACAGCACCTTAAATGTACTTCGCATAATCCAATTCTTTTTGGTTACAAAATTAGTTATCAGCGAGTTGTACATTGTTATGCAGAATATGGCAGAGAGTAGAAATAGACTCCAACGACCTATAAACTTACCTCTCTATCGGGTAATGATTTGAAAACCGTCCACTCTCATTACCTTTCATTTCCTTGCACTTTTGCATCGGAGAGGCTTTCATAATAAGTCCTCGTAAGTCATTGAACACCAGTGCTGCCATCATTATTTCCCCTCATTCGTTAGATTTTTCCAGAGATAAAAGTTATATTTGTATTCTAATCCCTATTGTATTATGAATGACAAACAACAACTTCTAATTGATTGTATTTCCCTTCTTCCCGTTATAGGCATTCTGGTTTTGATAACTGTTGCCAATGACCAGCTTGTTACTATGGTTGCTGCCTATGTGCTTTGCGGAGAACTCTTATGTGTATTGGTTAGCAGGATATTAAATTTGTACTATATTGATGTGGCTTTTGTTTGGTTGGGTGGGATTATGCTTTGGTTGTGGTATTGGTTCTGGTTGGAGTCAAGCCATGTAGTGATGGAGATTGTGGAAAAGGCAGTTGAATGAATCGCTTCTTTTTCAGTAAAAATCCCCGTAGCGGCTCAACTACGGGGATGGTGTCAAATAACAGAGTATCAATATGAGATACTAAGTGAGCCTATTCCATTACAGATAAATCATCGTCAACTTCATACTGATTACAGCCAAAAGCCGCACACATTAAAATAAAACGTTCTTTTATACCTAATCCAGTATATCTGTCTACGGCTCCACTGCCTTTTGCATGAAGGCCTGCTGCGTATTTATCTATCTGAACTTTATTCATTAAATCTACATGAGTTTTACGGGCAAGTTTACTGCTTGCAATCTCATATATGGATTTGTATTCATTTGTTCCCAATGCCGCACTAAACATTGCCACTTTCCGGCTAATCTCACAGTATTCAAGTAGTTTTTTTATTTGATAATTGTACCCGGTTTCACCATTGCCATCAGGATAATAAGGTAACAAAGCATTGCTTGGTAGCCTACCTTTATACTTCATAATAATATCATAAGCAATACGAATGATGGGAGTTTTTATCTCAGTGCGTATAAGTCCATCCTTGTGTGTTTTTTGAGGTAAATAATGAATGTAAGGTATTCCTTCTTCAATGCTGATATTATCAAAAGTGAATCGTCTGAAATCACCTATACGGCAACCGAAACAACATTGAACAACGAATACATCTTTTACTCGCTGCAATGTTTCGGGACATTCTTTGTGGACAACTTCATTGAATTCTGTTTTGGTGAGAAAGAAAGGCTCGTCATATTGTTGCTTCATAATGGACTCTTTTTCTTTTCCTATCTTGCGGAAAGGAGATACGGGAATAACATCATTACTTTCAAGCTCCACCATAAATGCTTGTAACAATAAAAGTTTCTCAGCAATTGTATTCTGGCTTCTTTCCTTTGATGGTATATTCCGCTTATTCATTTCTGCGTACAGTTCTGGAAATTTTTCAACCAGAGTGTATTCTTTGCGTAGAAAATCACGAAAATTTAGAATATGTTCCTTATTGAATTCATTGACCGGCAACTCGTCAATGCCATTGATAATAAGGAATCGAGTCAGTTCCCTTATCACTACATCGTAATGTTTCTTTCTGCCGGGACCTATTACACCTGCATTTAGCCATCCGTCAACATAGCGTTGGAACATACTACACATGGATTCCTCTTCACTGCTGATGTTATATTTTTCAGGATGTAAGTGCTGGTCTATTAAGATTTCCAGTTTTTCACTGGTTAATTCTTTGTTGCTCCCATAAATGGATAAAATTAGATTCTTCCGTTCTTCAATAGATGTGTTAAATGATGTTCTTATGTCTAACTTTATAATACTTTTAGCCTTATATTTTTCAGTCTTGGCATCCCAAAGAGTAGGAGAGACCATAATATCTGATTTGTGGAATAACTGTACATTGCGTCCATCAGATAATCGAAATCTGACATTTACTTCTTTATCTTTCTTCCCAGTTCTTATAAATGCTTTTACTGTAGTCATATATTCTCTGTTATATCGGTTGTGCAAATATACATAAATTGCACAACTCAGTTCAAATATTGCACAACATAATGCAATGGCATGCAATATAATATTTTTATATTACTCTGATTTTTAATATAATGTTATATGTATTGGTTTTATAGTATTTTACATTCCGAATCGCAACGGAATCACAAGGAAAAAACCGCAAATGGCTAAAAAAAGCTTTTGCGGTTTTCTTGTTTTAGAATTAGAAAATGTCCGCATTTTGTCAGCATAGGTTGTAATGGGAAACAAATTGGAGTATTTGGTTTACATTGCAGGCAAGATTTATTTGCGATACCTGGAGAAAAAATTATCAATCCAACGGACTAGATATACTATAATAACTCCGGCTATGACCATACTGATAATACGTACCAACATAATTTATAGAATTAAAGATTTGTTTTTATGGAATAATAATGTGCAAAGATAATTGATTGGTGGAGAAACAAAAACTCTGGAAAGGATATAAAGATAGGAATTAACGCATATTTTCACGGATATAATCTTCTATTGTAAAATCACTCTTATATCTAGATATTTCCGGATTCTTCTCTACAGTCGTAATGCAACGTTTTTCTTTACCAAGTACCAACCGGTTTAGGAAGCTCAGGATGTCATGACGATTATCCTTCATAGGAGAATAGGATAGGGAATGTCCTATACCTTCCGCTATATAGTATGCTGTCTCTTTTTCTTTCAGTTGCATACAGATAAAGTTTGAGCCCCATAGCCCCATTTCCTCTTCTACTACTGCCTTAGTAAAAGGAACCGTGCTGTCGGCATCACCATGGAACAACATAAGAGGACAAGGGGACATTATCCATTTTGGAATACCATTGGCACAGATTGCTCCAGAAAAGGAAATGACCCCTGCATAATTGAAATTGGCAGGTAATCTGTCCGCAAAAGCCGTTTGATTGCAAATCTCATACTCTGCTTGAAGGGCAGTTATCGCACCTGCACTTGAACCGCAAGCTATAATTTGTGCAGGATTTATTTGCCATTCTACACTATGCTCAATTATATAATTTGTAGCATCACCAAAATCTTCTACAGCACAAGTGATTGCTTGTTGCAGGGCAGAAGAGAATCCTTGCAAGTCCGAATACTCCGATTTATCTATATCCTTTAATTGGGTACGGTAATCTGTTGATACTACCACATAGCCGGCTCGTGCCAAAAAATGAAAATAAGAAATGTAATCGGGATTATCTCTTCTCCCGCCTTTGAAACCTCCCCCAAATGCAAAAAGAATGACGGGCTTTGATTGTGTCCCTTGTATTTGATCAATCATTACATACTTGTCCAGTTTCAGAGTATCAACCTTTTTGATGGCAAAAATATATGTTTGCTTGTCAATATGCTGTGCATGCACAACAGTAGTTATACTCAATAATGAGCATGCCATCAAGATAAAAATAAAGTGTCTTATCCTGATATAGGTAGACACATTTACAAACTAATAAATGTGTTACTATT